ATCACCAGATGCGTCTCACCGCCACCATTGTTGCTAACTTCAACCACCTCAAACAATCCCTCTGCATCCAGATCCACGTCGGCCGGGATCTCGATCAGATCGCCCTGCTGGGGGATCACATAACCAGCAGCGATGAAGTCTGCGTCCAATATGTCTACGAACGTCTTCTGATCGGCGATCACGCTCATGCTTTCCGGACTTACAATCTCTAGCTCGTCAGTATCATAGACCCCTCGCGCCGAGTACGACTGGCCACCCTGAGGTGTCACTATGATGGGACGCGAGAACACTGCAAAGCACGGTTCATAGACAAACTTGGAAAAATTGAGAGCCATCTCACGGAACCGCTGCCGTGGCCGCTGATGTTGCAGATGCAGACCCCTTGGAGCTGGTCGCAGTCACCTGGCAACTGAGCGTATTGGTCTTGTCAGCGGTGACCACCGTGTAGCTCTTCGACGTAGCTCCAGAGATTGCAGCGGCGGCACGCTGCCACTGATAAGAGTACGCCAGGCCACTATAGTTCCATGCTCCTGTGGAGCACTGAAGAGTAGAACCTACAGTCGCACTACCAGTGACTACCGGCAGCGACACGTTGGCTGGAGCTCCTTGAAGCCATGGAGGGGTGTGAGGATCTGACGCCGAGCCATCCGCGACCTTGCTGACCACCGTGTGACCGAGAGCGGCCTGATCATTCTCCGCCTGAGTAGCCGTAGGATTTATTGCCATCTACTTACACTCCAGCTATCCGTGAGGATAATGATGCTTCGATCTCAAATATGCTGTAGAGAACAGTATCTTCTTCGCACGCTGACCATAGCGCTGCTGGAATTCTGCTCTGCGATGCTTGATCCACAGCTTCTCCCACCCAAGCCACGCTGCGCCTCCCTTTGGCATGCGGAAGCGAAACTCCTTCGGAGGCGTGATGCACTTCCAAGACAGCTCATCGTGCATCATCTTCATCATGCGAGATTTGAGCTGATCCATCTGACCAGACTGAAGAACTGGCTCTTCACCGACGATCGCAGTGGATACCGCAGTCTTGCTCTCAATGTTGATCCTCGGGTTCCTGCGATGAAGATCCTCGCCGAGCCAGTCAAGAAGCACGTTGCCCATGTCCAGACTGTCGAGCTCTTGGATCTGCTTCTCCATGCACTCGAAGGTGTGATCGATCGGCTTGGTATCTATCTTAACGTTGAGCATGATCAGACGGTGTATCGCGTATAATTGGTAATGAGACTCTTGACAGCCTGCTGCATCATCGGCCCACCAGCGGCCATCATCGCCTGCTGAATCGGATCAAAGTAAGTGACGCGCGCATGCTTGTGGCTTATCTGCTTGATCCCACCGGCGGCCACTCCCGCGACCTGAGCCGCATAGTATGCTCCACGACTGAGAATGATGGCGGCCTGCTGGAGTGGCAATGGAGACTCATCGGGAAGAACGTAGCCTCCGGTGTACGTGATGACCGTGGGATCGAGCCATCCCCCTAGCAGATATCTCAGCCTTCCCGTCTCTTCCTCCAGCTCATAATCAGTCGGATCTACGAGAGCGCCCCCGGTCGTGACTGACTCAATGTCGCTCAAGGCGACTGGAGCGTGAGTCAATAAGATGCGAGGATTCTGAAGGCACTCGCATCCATTCCAGTACCACGTCTCCTCGACCCTCTCGCGAGCAAACACGCGCTTGCACTCCACAGCTATGGTGGCCGAGTTCATAGATATCGCCTGCTCGAGTTGGGGGTCGCTCGCTCCTGGTCCTGTAGGCAGACCAAGATTAATCTTCAAGGTATCCAGAGCAACGAGATCTGTACTCGTCGCAGGAGTAAGAACTTTGACGTAGATATCCGCCATCTACTTACTCCAGAATCTCGGCCACAGTCTTACTTCGATTGCGATCTCTGGCCAGCAGCCAGAGGGCATACAGCCGACGTGCTCGCAATGTGCGCGGCAGCTGCACCCGCGTGGGCTGCTTCACGGCAGCAGCCAATCTCTCTGCATCTGAACAAAGATCATCGACGCGTGCTGCCTGAAGAATCTTGAGGGACGTCGTGCTCATCCCAACCTCTGAGATATCCATACAGAGCCATGCCGAGCAACGCCACAACGATGAGAACGAAGGCGGCGAAGACGACACGACGACCTACTCTGCGCGACGAGAGAACCACGAACCATGGACGGCGTCTCCTGACCATAGATCGAGCAAGATCCCAGCGTCACCTAGCCTCGCGATGAAACTGCTCGAACATGCCACGCAGCTCTAGCGCCGGTCCTTCCCCGCCGTCAGACATCTGCGGAAATGCGAGATACTTGTCCCGATCTATCTTCCAGCCGACTATCACGGCAGCTGCTCTTCCTGAAGGACCAGCGTCACCACGTTCGCCATCCTTCCCCGCAACTCCTCGCGGTCCTTCCTTCCCAGCCTTGCCTTGCGAGCAGATGAGCTGCCATCCTGTTCCTGGACACGACCCAGGACCATCCATCTTGGCTATGAAGGATCCACCGTTGAGAGCCACGACGTCGAGCTGACGATAGTATTGCGTCGCGTCGAAGGTGCCGCGCACCATCACGCTGCGGCCGTCTGATCCTGGACGCGCGAGAACAACCCAGTCGATAGATCCGGGCGCGCGACCGGTATCTCTGATCGCCTGAAACGTGCCGCCCTCATAGGTCACCACGTCGCTCTCATAGTGTACAGTATCCGGCAGCCATTGCTTCACGACGGGAAGCTTTCCCATCGGTCCTTGCAGTCCCTGCGGTCCTGCGTCACCCTTCTCTCCATGTGGGCCACGCATTCCAGCTGGTCCAACAGGACCAGGAATACCAGGATGTCCTCGCTCTCCGTCGAGACCATCCTTGCCATCAGCCCCTCTCTCTCCCTTGACACCTTGCGGACCAGTCTCTCCGACTTCGCCCTCTACTCCTTGTTCACCTTGATGACCTTGCAAGCCACGTTCACCGCGCTCACCTTGAAGACCATTAAGACCCCGCTCACCGCGTTCGCCATCCAGACCCTGCTCGCCCTGAAGACCTTGTTCCCCTCGCATTCCTTGCGGTCCTACCGAACCTGTCTCACCAGCCTTTCCAGGTTCTCCAGGATCACCGGGAGGGCCACGTTCGCCCACCATGCCCTGAGGACCAACTACGAAAGACCCAGGTTCACCGACGTCACCCTTTTCGCCTCTGTCTCCCTTGTCGCCCTTCTCGCCCTTGTCTCCTATGTCACCTCGATCTCCCTTCACACCAGGAAGACCATCCACGCCAGGTGCACCATCCTTGATTGCAGTCACTCTGTCGCTGAGCTGTGATCGCAGCTGTATGATCTCGCTGCGAGCATCGCTCACCGCAGCGCGCATGTTCGCAACAATTACATCTGCTTCCGCCTGCATCCTCTCCCGCTCTCTTCGCCACTGCCTCCGCTCCTGCGCTAGGATCTGACCAAGCGCATCACGAAACGCATCAGAGAGCGGCGTCGAATCGGTCGGCTGCTGAGAGAAGACTACTGGCGATGTGCCGTCGGACATCAATATGATCCTTCGGGCTGGTATTCACAGGCGGTGATGGAACGGCTGGCGTACTTGGTGAAGGTGGAGAAGCTGGAGTGGGAGGCACCTTGCCAGCAAACGAAAGTGGCACCACCTGCTGTTGAACCCTGGGTTCGTCACCAAACTTGACGTCAGGAAGACCCTCCATCCTGCGCGCCTCATTAGGAGCATAGATGCCGCCGATCACACCATGCGACAGCGCCTCGATGCGCTCCTTCATGGCAGATCGCAGAAGAGAGGAAGTATCGAACTCAACATACTCATCGGGCTGACCCTTCAGAACGAACAGCATCCCGAATGCCTCTTCTACATGATTGAGAGCAAATCCAAGACCAGAGGCGACCCAGCTCTGCATGAGCAGCTCAGTGGACCCATGCGGCGTGCGCCCGAGACCAAGAATCGGCAGAGGAATGCGAAAGGCCAGCGCGATGTGCTCGTCGCTGAGCTTCATCACCTCGGCGATCTGCGTGTCCCTGCCACTCTGTGCCCACGGCTGCACCTTGAGACCAGCGGTCAATATGGGAGTGCCGCCTGAGTGCATTCCCCTGACCTGATCCTCCCAGCGATCGCGCAGCTCCTGCGTCTGCGTCCGATCAAGAACCAGATCTGTCGAGAGAACCGCGCTGGGACGCGCCTGATTGGCGTAGAACGTGTTCTGCTGATTGAGGATAGCCTGACTTGTGGCGATGTCGCCGTAGGCTGCGACTAGCGGAGTTTCCCCGACCAGCGGAAACGGCCAGCGTCGCTCCATGCAGTGAAGACGAATGTGCAGCACGTCGCGCGCTGGCACCATCGGCATCACCTCGAAGAACCTGTCCACGACGTTGTTGCCGGCGAGCGAGTAGAAGATATCACCGTCCACCGACACATGAGGCCGACACTGCCACGGGTTCATCAAGTGAAGTTCGGTCACCTCGAAGCGATCGTTGCGAAGCGCCAGAGCGTAAGCGTTTCCCTCCAGGTACAGCGACCGAACAGTATTCAGCATGAAATCTGACATAGACTGATATGCATTCGGGTGTCGCAGAAGACGCGACGCTGCAGAGTTGACCACGCGCTCACGGCCGCCGTTGTGCCTGAGCCGCCAGTGGTCCCCAGGACACATGCTGATGGTCTGAGAGTAGGCCGAGATGCAAGCCTCGACCATGGCAGGGCCGCCCGAGAGACCCATCGGACTGTAGCCCATCTGCCACCAGTTCAGATACTGACCAGCTTCCGCGCTGAGCCAGCCACCTGTCACCGGCAGCTGATAAGGTCCGGGGCGATATTGACCTTCCACAGCTCGCGCCAGCCACGACCTGGCTCGCGCGATGTTCTCTGAGATGGTCACGTCAGTATCGCCCCGGAAAGTTTCACTCAGACCGGTGAGGAGTGGAACGCGTCGACTGCGGCGGGCGACTGCCCGCGCTCGAGCTCGCGCTCGACTGTCGCGTAGAGT